TAGAAATGTTCAAAAAGAAATTAAACTTTTAAAAACTGAAATAGCAAAAGATTTAAAAGCAGATGATTCTTTAGAAATTGCTGGAGTTCAACTATTAAGCAAGAAGAATTTACAAGTAAAGTAGGTGCATTATGGAAAAAACAAGTATATACGAAAAGTTATTAAATATTCAAACTGAATTAAAAGCACCAAAAGGTCAATATAATTCATTTGGAAAATATAATTTTAGAAGTGCTGAAGATATATTAGAGGCAGTAAAACCAATTTTAAAGAAATATAGAGCAACAGTAGTTTTAGGTGATGAATTAACTTTTGTAGGAAATAGATATTATATAAAAGCAACAGCAACTTTATATGATTTAGATAGTGATGAAGATATAAGTAATACAGCATTAGCAAGAGAAGAAGAAACTAAAAAAGGTATGGATGCATCACAAATAACAGGTACTGCATCAAGTTATGCAAGAAAGTATGCTTTAAATGGATTATTTGCAATAGATGATACAAAAGATGCAGATACAAATGAATTTACTGAAATTACTAAAGAAGAAAAAGAAGAAAAAGTTGAAATTACAAAAGAAGATGCAGAGGGTTATGTGTTTGGTTTTGGGAAACATCAAGGGGAACAATTAGCAGATGTAGTAGTAGATGATCCTCAATATTTAGATTGGTTAGTTAACAATGGTAAAGCAGATGCAACATTAAAAAAATGTATTCAGATAGTAAAAGCTGCTGAAAAAGAAGAAGATGACAAATTAATCCTAATTTCAGAAATGAATCAATTAGAAATAGATACAAATTCAGACCACGAAGAGATTTTAAAACATTACAAAGTAAGTAGCAATCAAGAAATGACAATAGAACAATTAAATAATTGCATTGCAATACTAAAGAAGAAACTACCAAAAAATGATGTAACACCATACGACTTTTAGAAATGAGGTGTACTAATGAATATAGATGAAAAATTAAGAAAATCATTAGAAAGAATTTTAGGTTATGGGATTAACACTATAAGTTTAAATGAAGATGATTTAATTGATATGTTAGATGAAATAGTTCAAGAATATGAACATTTAGAAGAAGAATTAGAAGATTTAAAACAAAATATAGAAGAAAATTATAGACCTATTCCAGTAGCTGAACAATATGGAATAAGTGACAAAGATTTTATATAGGAGGAAATATGCATTACAAAGGATTTATTATAACTAAAGAAATACCAACACAAGAGAGATTAAACGAAATATTAAATAAGTATTATTATGAAGAAAAAAATAATAATTCAGGTTTCACTTGGGATTGGTGGCAAATAGGTGGAAGATATGGAGCAGGAATTAAAATTAATGCTAATCAAGAAAAATTTGAATGGCTATATTTAGGTCAACAAAGAAATCATAAATATTTTATTGTGAATATGTTAGATAAAGTAAAGGAAAAAGCTAGAGTATGGTTTGAAGAGTACGATTATCTAATGTATATGGGTTTAAAAGATGATGTTTTATATGTAGATGGTGCATATTATGAAGATATTATTGATTTTGACATAACAAGTTGTTTTTTAGTAATTGAAGAAGATGATTATATAAATGTTCGTGAAAAGTGGAATGGTAACACTTTTGATAATAATAAACAATTTGATGAAAAAGTAAAACAAATAGATTTAAAAGGAAAATTTATTACAATAATAGATTTTCACGATTAATATAGGAGGAAAGTATGAAAAGGGAATTTAGTTATGAAACAATAACATTTCAAGATATAGAAGAAAACCCACACTTAACATTTGTATGTGATGGAGATAGTAAGAAAGTAAAAGTAGAAAGTGAGGAAAACTAATGAATAAAGTAGTTTTAATAGGAAGACTTACAAGAGATGTTGAATTGAGATATACAGAAAGTCAGACACCAGTAGCAACATTCTCATTAGCAGTAAATAGAAACTTTACAAATCAATCCGGAGAAAAAGAAGCAGATTTTATTAATATTGTTGTATGGAGAAAACAAGCTGAAAACTGCAAAAACTATTTATCAAAAGGTAGTCAAGTAGCAGTAGAGGGTAGAATCCAAACTAGAAATTATGATGATAAAGATGGAAAGAAAGTATATATTACTGAGGTTGTTGCAGAAAGTGTTGAATTTTTAAATACAAAAACAAGTGAAAATGTGAACAAAGCACCAGTAGAAAAAACAGATGCAGAAGTATTAAAAGATGTAATGGAAGATAAAGATCCTTATGCAGACTTTGGCAAACAAATACAAATAACAGATGATGATTTGCCATTTTAGAGGTGTTATATGAATTTAGATAAGATTAGAAATATGAGTGATAATGAATTAAGAAGTTTTATGAATGAGTTATCACAAAGAAATAATATCTTTTGTTCTAAATGTGGAAATGTAGTTAGTAGCAGAAGTAGGAAAACAATTAATGTTGGTATAAATGAAAATGGGGTGCAAAAAACAAGAAAATTATGCAGCTTGTGTACTATGTGTTATGTAGATTTATTAGATTTTCTAGGAATGGAAGATATAGATTGGAGTGATTAAATGATTGGAACTCCAGAAGAATTAAGCAGATATTTATGGCAACTAGATAAAGATAAACAATATGAGATTAAAGAATATAAGAAAAGAAGATCATTAGATGCTAACTCATATTGTTGGGTACTATGTAAAAAGATTGCAGATAAATTAAGAATAACCAAAGAAGAAGTATATGTAAAAGCGATTCACGAAGTTGGAAAATTTGAAATATTGCCAATAAAGGATGAGGCAGTAGATACATTTATAAAAGCATGGTCTTTAAAAGGTATTGGTTGGTTATGTGAAGTTCTTAACAAAAGTAAATTAGATGGATATACAAATGTAATTGCTTATTATGGAAGTTCTATATATGACACTAAAGAAATGAGTATTTTAATAGATAACATAGTACAGGAAGCAAGACAACTTGAAATCGAAACAATGACACCAAAGGAATTAGAACAATTAATGAGTATGTGGGGTGCTTAAATGGTTAAAGTATTAACTTACATATTGGGTTTAGTCTTTATCTGGACATTTACAATTGGGTTATTAAGATATGAAGAAGTAAGAAAAGATAGTGAGGAAGAAAAATGAAATATGAAATACCTTTAAAACTACCAAGTTTAAATGATTACACAAGATGGTGTAGAAGTAATAAATATTTGGCAGCAACTAAAAAAGCAGAAATAGAATCACAAATAGGTGGTTATATATCATCAATGCCGAACTATAAAAACCCAATAAGAATACATTTTACTTGGGTTGAATCAAACAAAAGAAGAGATCTAGATAATGTTTGTTTTGCAAAGAAATTTATATTAGATGCTATGGTTAAATGTAATAAATTAAAAGATGACAATAGAAAATGTGTAACAGCATTTACTGATAGTTTTGAATATGGTAGTGAGGCAAAAGTTATTTTAGAAATTGAAGAATTAAAAGAGGTGTAGTAATGATTGAATTAAGATTAGCTGGAACTAATACAACATTAGAAACAAGAGCAGAATCTTATGAATCAGTAGATAAAAACAAAAGATATAAACAAATCCTTGAAATAATGATAGACAATAAAGAACCTATGACAGCAAAAGAAATAAGTGTAGAGATGTATAAGAGAGGTTTCACACCAACAAGTGAAAGAAATTTCTCTAGTCCACGAATAACTGAATTATTAAGAAATGGAATACTTGATGTTATAGGTAAAAAGAAATGCAAGTTTACTGGAAAGACAGTATCAGTTTATTCATTAAGAGAGGATCAAACAACTATATATGATTTCATAAATTAGTAGTAAGTAGTAAGTCGTAACGAAGTATCTGTAAAAAGAAAGGTACAAAGTTATGGAAGAAAAAATATTATTAGAAATTTCAAACACTTGCGAGAATTGTCGTTCTCGTGAGTGTTGTAAAGAAAAAGAATGTGTGTTGTTCAGAATAGAACAAATAGTAATAAAGTCGCAAAAGAAAAAGAATAAAAAAGAGAAATAGGAGGTAAATATGTTAGAAGAAATAATGTTTGTAGTAGTAACAGTTTTATTACTGGTATATCTGATATGTATTACAAGAATAGAAAAAGAAGAGGAAGATGAATGGTTTTCTGATGAGAAAAGGAAGTGATGTTAAGTGATGAAAAAATATAGATATAAAGGCTATGAATTACAACAAACTTCTTATAATTGGCACTATATGATTATTGATTTAAAGACAAAACAAAGTGTATTTCATTGTTCTTGTACTAAAGAATTAGATGAAGAGGAAATGAAAAGAGCAATAATTTTCTTTTTGTCATTAAAAAACAATAGAGATTTTTTTGAAGATTTAAAGGATAGTGATGATTAAGATGAGTGAAGAAGATTTAAGAATACAACAAATAAAAATGAAAATTAAAGGCTTAACTTTTGAACAAGCAAGAGATATTAGTAATTTGTGTTCTGAATACTACATAGAGGGATTAGAACAATCACGATTTGATAAGAGAATGTTAGAACAAGAAAACCAACAACTAAAAGAAATAGAAAAAGAACATCAAAAAATAAATGGAGAGTTAAGAGAAGAAAATAAGAAATTAAAAGAACAAGTAGAAGATTTAAAAGCAGATTATGGAACAATAGCACAAATAGAAAGAGATTTATATAAAGATGTTATTGAGATGGTAAGAGAATATATAAGTGAGTTATTACAAATATTAGATAAAGTAAAGGAGATAAAATAGTATGTCTGTAACAATAAATGATGATTATGCAGTATTAGATTCTGAAATATATAGTTTCTATTATGGTTATGAGTTTGATAGAAAAGAATGTGAATGTGGAGAAACAGAAGAAATATGGGGATTTGAAGTAATCAAAGAGAATGAAAAGGTATTTAGAATTAGTGCTGATGATATGGAAAAACAAAAAGGTTGTCCTGATAAATGGGATTGTAGTGAAATGTTATTGTTTGGAATTGGTTTGTATTTAGATAAAGGAGGATTAAAATGATAGAAGAAAAAGGATTAGAAATTATGGTTAAACATTTTAAAGATGAATTATTAGGGATGACTAGTAATGATAAAGAGTTAGTAGTTGCTTTAAAAAATAAAGAAGTAACAATAAAGGATCATTATTTAAAATCGATAGATGAGATTATTAAAGAAATTGAGGAAAGTAATAATGAATAGTGTAGTAAGAGATGATAAACGTATAGAACTAGATGATAATGCAATTGACTATTTAGTAAAAATAGAACAAGAAAACTACAAATTAAAAGAGGCCATTGATAAAGCACAAGAACTTATAAGAAATGAAAATTCATTAAATGAATCAGAAATAGATGAATTATCAGAAATATTAGATAGTTATAGGAATTAGAGAAAGTAGAGGATTAACTATGTTAGGTGAACTTATTAAAAAATATAGTCAATATAATATGAGATATGATCCACAATATAAAATATTGTTTATTTATACACCAATGTTAGTTAAAGACTATGTTAATTTAAAAAATATTATTAAAAAATATGAACTAGAAGTTAAAGATATTATGATTTTAGGGAGAAATAGATGAAAGAATATGCAGTTTGTAAAGGAGAAGAATGTCTAGCAATAGGTAATGTTTATCAACTTGCACAAAAATTAAATGTAAAAGTAAAAACAATACAATTCTATACAACACCAACATATAAGAAAAGAGCCAAAAACTCAAAGAATAGAAAGGTATTAGTAGAAATATAGGAGGATTAATGAACGATAAGTTATTAAAAAACATTAATTATTATGGAGTAAGAACAGAATTAAGAAAATTAAATGAAGAAGTATTTGAATTACAAGAAGCAATATTATATAGGGAACAACCAAATGATATAGCAAGACCAATTAGAGATTTTAATGCAAGATTAAATGGAAAACAATCACCAGATATAGAACACATAGCAGAAGAAATTGCAGATGTACAAGTATTATTAAATCAATTCAAACTTTATTATGGTATATCAGATGAAGAAGTAAAAGAAGTAATGATTAAGAAGATAGATAGACAAATGGAAAGGATTGAAGATGAAAGCAAATAAATTTAATGGAATAGAATTATTAGAAATGATTAAAAGAAATGAAATAGAAATGAACACAAATATAAATGTATATTATGATGATGTATTTAGAACAACATTAGTGTTTGATGGCTATGATTTGAATTGGAAAGCAGGAGAATTTAAAGTTGCATATTTTTATGATGGATTATGTCATTTTGAAATAGAAGAAGAAAAAGAGATAGAAAAGATAGAATTTTTTGAAGAAAATTTAAAACATGTTGTAGCAAAAACAACTAGTGGAATTGATTTTGCATTAGGTTGCTTTGTAATAGAAACAGATAAAAAAATTAATGAATTAATAGATGTAGTAAATAAATTAAAAAAGGAGAATAAATAAATGAAAGAACCAAAATTTAAAGATTATAAAGAAAAACAAGAATTTTACAAAGAAAGAAGTAATAGAGTACTTGCAAGATATGATAGTGGTAAAAGAACAACAAGAAATGGAGAAAGAATTAAAGGTATTCCTTTTGTAAATGAAGAAAAGAGAAAATTAAAAGAAGAAAGAAGATTGAAGAAGTTAGCAAGAAAGGGAAAAAACAAATGATATTTATTTTAATAATAATAGCACTATTAATATTCGGTATTATGTGTGGTTTAGCAGCAGCAACAACACATTTAGAAATAATAACTAAAAACCAAATAGAAATTATAAGAGTATTAAAGAATAAATAGTTTGGAGGTTGATCTAATTGATAGAAGAATACTTCGAAGATTACACAAATAAGTATTATGAAATGAAAAAAGCATTAAAGCGATATATAGAAGCTAAAGAAGATTATTATCATTTAACAGGAATTAATATTGATGATATGCCAAAAGGTAATCAAAGACCTCTAGACCTTGGTGATTTACTAGTTAATATAGAACAATTATGTAGTGAATATAAAGCAAGAGATAAAGAGTTAAAAGAGGTAATGGACAAATGTGAAAGAGATATAGGAAAATTAAAAAATCCAATACATAGAGCAATAATTGAATATGCTTATCTTAATTTTGAAAGCAATAAGGAAATAGCAGAATCATTAAAGGAGTATCATAATAAAAATTATTCTTTGGGGTACATCAAGATATTAAAATCAAGAGCAGTTAATAAATTTGAAGAATTGATAACCAATAATAACTAGATAAAACTACATATAACACAAAATATCAGAACGATGATGATATAATTATAGTAGAAAAGTTTATATTATAAACTTTCATTGCATTAGCACTAGAACCCAAAGGGGTTGGTGGAAGGCTGTTCATAAGCAGCCTAGTGGAATTTCAGGTTCACCTCCTAGATTCTTCTAGGGTGCTTATAAAAGCACTACCCTAATTTATTCTTTTTACAACTGATGATATATAAAATAAGAGAGAGTGTTAAGGTTTGTATCATATATTTACACTAAGATGTATGAATACATGCTCGTTCAGTGAGGAAGTTGTAAGGAACAAACAACACACCTTTATATCATTGGTTAAGCATCCTTTAAGGGTGCTATGGAGTATATATAGACATAATGTATATTCCATAGTGTTCTTAATACTGAGGACACTGATTCTATGGTGTATGGCACTATCCTAATGGGTAGTGTCTAGTGATATGTCTTTACCTATAATTACACTTTTAAGGTATTAGGAAAGTGAAATCTAAGCTTAGTAAACATATCATTAGACAGTATCTATTAAGATACCAGTTCCGCAAGCTGGCAAAGAACTCTATTATGGGTTCTTTTTTTGTGTTTAATTGGTGGTGATAGCATAAAAGAAGTAACTAAACTTATGATTAATGAATTTAAAATTAAAGAGTTAGGTTATGATTTTATGGGATACCACCTAAATAAAAATGACATATTAACATTCCATCATTTAATCGTACCTAAACGAAATGGTGGATTATATATAAAACAAAATGGAGCTATTATTCAAAGAATACCACATGATTATTTACATTTAATAGAAAGAATAGATTATGATATATTCTGCTATTTAACAAGTGAAATGATAGATATGAATTGTAAAGGATTTCTTGACAGTTATAACATAAGAAATATAAATGATGTTCTATGTCAGTTTGAAAGAGAACATTCTGGAGATAGAACAAAAAAGGGAAAAGTACTTATTAAAGAGGAGTACACAAGAAGAATAAAACTTTAGGAGGAATGTCAATGTTTAAAATATTAGAATGTTTTGGTGGCATAGGAGCATGTAGTAAAGCATTTGAAAATTTAGGTATTGATTTTGAAATAGTAGATTATATTGAAATAGATAAATATGCAGTTAAAAGTTTTAATGCTATTCATGGAACTAACTTTGAACCACAAGATATATGTAAGTGGGATAAAGATATAGAAGTAGATTTAATTATGCATGGATCACCTTGTCAAGATTTTAGTTTAGCTGGTAAACAAGCCGGAGGAGATAAAGATAGTGGTACAAGGTCAAGCCTTATGTACGAAACAATAAGAATAGTAAATAAACTAAAACCTAAATATGTAATATGGGAAAATGTAAAGAACTTATTAAGTAAGAAACATAGACATAACTTTGAGGCTTATTTAGAAACAATGGAACAACTAGGATATAACAATTATTATCAAGTTCTAAACGCAAAAGATTATGGAATACCACAAAATCGTGAAAGAGTTTTTACAATATCTATTAGAAAAGATATTGATAAAGGCTCTTTTTGTTTTCCTGAAAAACAAGAACTTAAATTAAAACTAAAAGATATGTTAGAAGATGAAGTTGATGAAAAATACTATATAAAAAAAGCACTAAACATAAAAGAAACAAAGAATTACATTCAATGGTCTAACAGTGGAAAAATGCAAAACTCACAAGCAGAAAGAGCTTACTATATAGACAATGAATGTATGTGTACTTTATCCAGTTGTAATAGCAATGGAGATAAAACTCAAATTTTAATTAAATAGGAGTTGTAGTAGTTGACTAATCGTGAAAAATTACTATCAAGACTTATAAATGAAAATAAATTAAGAGAATATGATGTAGTCAATTTAGATTTTGGAAACTATTGTTATAAACACAACATTGATCCAACAATTAAGAGTGATATTGTACCTACTCTTACAACTAGATGTAATATGTATGTAGTCTTAAAGGAGAATGGATTATGAGAATTAGAAAACTCACACCAAAAGAGTGTTGGAGATTAATGGGGTTTAATGATGAAGATGTTGATAAGGCTGCTAAAGTCAATTCAAACACTCAATTATATAAACAAGCAGGAAATAGTATTGTAGTAAACGTATTAGAATCGATATTAAAGAATCTATTAAAAGATTAGTTATAGAAAGGAAGTGATACCATTGAATGAAAAAAGAGAAATATTTATAAGAGAGTATTTAAAAGACTTCAATGGTACACGAGCATATAAAGAAGCTTATCCAGATTGTAGTGATGAAAGTGCTAGAAGAAATGCTAGTAGGTTGTTGACAAAAGATGACATTCAAAAAGCAATAAGGGAACAAGCTGATAAAAGACTTGAAGAAGCAGAAATAGATGTAGCATACATTGTAAATAACATTAAAGAAGTAACTGAAAGATGTATGCAAAAAGAACCAGTTATGTATTTTGATAAAGTAGATAAAGAATGGAAACAAGAAAAAGAATACATAACAGATGAGAATGGTGAAAATGGACATTATGAGGGTGTATGGAAATTCGATGCAGCCAATTCATTAAGAGGATTAGAACTATTAGGGAAATATAAATCGATATTTAAAGAAAATGTTGATTTAAATATTAAAAACAGCAAAAAGTTAAAGGATGTATTTGAACAAATTGGTGGAGAGGGTTTAGATGAATGATGAAAAGAAATTCGATTTCCCATTAAGCCAAAAGTTTATTGATTATATAAATACAACAGAAAATGTAGATGTTGAGTTCTTAGAGGGACAAACAGCATCGGGTAAAACAACAGTGGCTGCATCTGTTAAATTTATGAGATTAGTATCAGAGAGTAAAAAGAAGATACATATCATAGCATCAAGGACAACAGGAACAGCAGAAAAGAACATTATTAACCAAGATAATGGAATATTAGATTTGCATAAGAATGCTCAATATAATGGTCGAGGAGATGTAAAGAACAAGTTCCCACACATTGTATTTGAAGACAAGATTATTTATATACTTGGATATGATACAAAAGATAAATGGGAAAATGCATTAGGTGGACAATATGGAGTAGTTTTAATTGATGAAATAAACACAGCAGACATAGAGTTTGTTCGAGAAATATCATCAAGAAATGATTATATGATAGGAACATTAAATCCAGATGATCCAAAACTTCCTATATATAATGAGTTTGTTAATTGTAGTAGGCCATATAAGAAATATGCAAATGATGTTCCAATTGAAATAATGAATGAATTAAATAAATGTGAAGCAAAACCTAAATGGAGATACTGGTTCTTTAAGATGGAAGATAATGCATCTATGACATTAGAACAAATCGAAAAGAAGAAAAGAAGTATTCCAAAAGGTACAAAGATATATAAAAATAAGATATTAGGATTAAGAGGTAAGGCAACAGGCCTTGTCTTTATTAATTTTGATAGAGATAAACATGTAATCACTAAAGAACAAGCAAAACAAATGAAGTTCATATACTTTAGTGCTGGATTAGATACTGCGTATTCAAGTAATAGTCCAGATACAATTGCAATGATGTTTATGGGTATTACTGATAAAAGAGAATTAGTAATACTTGATGAAAAGGTATATAACAATGCTGATTTAGATAGACCATTAGCACCAAGTGATACAGTATTGAATTTTATAGATTTTCTTGATAGAAATCAAAAGGAATGGGGATTAGCAAGGAATGTATTTATAGATAGTGCAGACCAAGCAACCATTACTGAATTAAATAAATATAAAAGAACACATCCACTTGTTTATGTATTCAATAATGCATATAAGAAAGTACAAATAATAGACAGAATCAATTATCAATTAAATTGGTTACATACTGGACATTATTTTGTATTAAAGCATTGCACACATCATATAGATGAATTAGAAACGTATAGTTGGAAAGAAGATAAAGATAATGAACCGGAAGATGCTAACGATCATACAATAAATAGTTCACAATATGGATTTATTCCTTACATAGATAAGATTGGTGTAGAAGTTAAAGAAAAGAAAGAAGAATCTGTTAGATATGAAGACAGGTTTAGGAGGTGAGAAAGGTGGGAAAAATTATGGATATGTTAAAAGGAAAAGCTAGAAGTTGGTTAGAAATAAAAGATGGAAATCCAAAAGCAATAATAATTCATCAAGCAGATGACTTACAAACATATTTTATTAAGAATAAGATATGGTATAGAGGAGAAAGTAACGAGTTAGAGGAATTATATAAACAATTAGATGGTAAAAAGACTACATTTTGGGCTAGTGTTCCAACTGCTGGTATGGAAATAAAGAAAAGTCATAGTGGACTACCTAAATTGATTATAAATACATTAACAGATATTGTTGTAGATAATTTCAATGGTGTTGAAAGTAAAAATACCAAAGCACAAGAAGAATGGGAAAAGATTGAAAAGGATAATCAATTCTATAAGAAACTAAAAAAGATTATCAGTGAAACAATGGCCATTGGCGATGGAGCAGTTAAATTTGCATTTGATAAGAAAATAAGTGAACTACCTATCATTGAGTGGGTAACTGGAGATAAGATTGAAATAATCTATAAAAGAGGTAGATTATTCGAGATAGTATTTAAAACATACTATGAAAAAGGTAATAAATCATATCTTTTAAAAGAACATTATGGTTGGGGATATGTAACTTATGAATTATTAGAAGATGACAAAATAGTACCATTAAATACAATAGATGAACTTAAGGAACTAGAACCTTTAACATTTGATAAAAGTGTTATGTGGGCAGTTCCTTTTATTATTGATGAAAATCCTAAATTTGAGGGTAGAGGTTCAAGTAAATTTGATGGCAAGTATGATATATTTGATAGTTTTGATGAAATCATATCACAATGGATAGAGGCAATAAGACTTGGTAAGGCAATAAGATATATTCCTGAAAAGTTATGTCCTAAAGATCCACACACTGGAGAATTACTACCATCAAATGCATTTGATAATCAATATATTCAAACTGAAAGTGATATGAGTGAAAACTCTAAAAATCAAATACAAGTTGAACAAGCAGATATTCCAAGTGATAAGTATTTACAATCTTATGTCACTTATCTAGGAATGGCTATTCAAGGAATAATCAGTTCTTCAACATTAGGAATTGATGTTAAGAAAATACAAGATGCTAATGCTAGTTATGAAAGGCAAATGGAAAAGACTACTTTATATACTAGACAAGGTATTATTGATGCATTAAATGAATTTCTTCCTAAAGTTATTAATATAGCTCTAAACATGCCAAAACAACTAAAGGAACAATTCAAAGGAGAATATGTAGAGTTTAAAGCATTGTTTGGAGAATATGATAGTCCATCATTTGATAGTCAAATTGATACTATTTCAAAAGCTAAAAACAATGGAATTATGAGTATAGAAACATCAGTTAAAGAACTATATGGAGATTCTAAAGAAGAAAAATGGCTTAATGAAGAAATAGCAAGAATAAAAGAAGAACAAGGTATTACTTCAATGAATGAACCATCAGTTAATGATGATGTAGATTTCAATGATATAGATACAGAAGAAAGTCCGGTTAAGGATGGAAAAAGTCCGGACAAGAGTGGAAAGGTAGGTGCTAAAGATGGCAACACCAATACCGATAAGAAGTAAAGAAGATGTTAAAAATGGAATAATTGCATTAGGACAAGAATTAATAAGAAGAGCTGATGATATTTCAAATGATATTAAACAAGTCACAGCAATTACTGTATATGCAAGATTAGATCCAGCAGAAATTGTTAATTTAGATGTGACTAAAAATTACATAGCATTTTTAGAAGAAGAAAAAAATGAAGAAAAAAAGTAGGTGAAAAAATGATTGAATCAAAGGAAAAACCAATTAAGGGTTTAAAAATTAAATATGATAATAATATCTATGATAAAATAGTGTATTTTTCAATTTCAAATTGGGATAAAAAAGATAACGTGAGTTTTACAAATATAGATAGTAAAAACATATCAGTGTCAGTTCATTGTGAGTTTAAAGATATAGAGTTAATAACAGAGTAGGTGTATAGCCTACGAATGATAATTAGTTAGATGTGTGAGGTGATGTAGGGGATGGAACTAAATGAAATTAAGTTTTTCAGAGGTAATTATCATCAAATAAGATTTAAATTTAAAACATTTACAGGAAAACCTGAAATGATTTATTTAACTGTTCGATGTGAAAAGGGATATAAGCAACTACATAAAAGACTAGGAGATGGAATAGAACTAGTTGATGAGTGGTATGAAATTACTTTCTTACCAGAAGACACAAATGATATAGATTGTTCTTTAGAAATGACATATGATATAGAAATAGTTGTTGATAATAAAAAACCATTTACAATTAAGAAAGATAAATTCATATTATTAGAAGAGAATACAAGGCCAGAAGATGAGGTGTAATTATGCAAGGATTTGAAATAGAATTTGATGTTACACCTAACGAGTACGAGATAGATATATCAGATAAAATAATTGAAGTATATCCACCATTAGAAAATTTAGAAGTAAATCCTACAAAAGAAAAACAAACATTTAAGTCTGATAGTTATGGTTATGATGAAGTTGTAGTAAATGGGGCAACAAGTGAAATTGATGAAAATATAAAACCTAACAACATAAGAGCAGGAGTTAACATTTTAGGTGTAGAGGGTAATATTGAAAATATTGAATATTGGGCAGATACACCACCAGATACTTCGAATTTTAATCTTACATATTATATAAAACAACTACCAACGTATTTAGATATTAGCAACACAAGTAAACCTTTACAATTTACAAATTATTATCAATTAGAAGTTGCAGATTTAAGAAAATGGGATTTGTCGAAAACAAATCAAATGTCTTTCTCTAATAATCCCATGTTAAGAGAGGTAAACTTAGATGGTTGCGATATGAGTAGTATGATGTACCTATATTCTCTTTTTTATAGTTGTAAAAAATTAAAAAAAGTCAGTTTGAAAGTTAATCCAAGTAAAGTTGAGAGTTTAACTCAATTGTTTTCTTACTGTGAAGAAATAGAAGAAATAGATTTAAGTACATGGCACATGTCAAATCTTACTAATACAAATATGATGTTTTGGTTTTGTGCAAAATTAAAACGATTAGATATAAGAAATTTTACATTTGATAAAGTGACAAATCACAGTAATATGTTTGGAAATAATCCAAGCGATTGTTTAATAATCGTAAAAGATGATACTGCTAAAACATGGATAACATCTAAATTTAAAACATTAACAAATGTTAAAACAGTTGCAGAATTAGGTGAGTAATTCGGAGGTGAATAACCTATGAATGATTATAAAATAAAAAAACTCTATGAAGAGATGGAATTACATCTTATTCAGAGTATGAAAAGAAATCTAGGTAGACATTTAACAGAAGAAAATGAAGTGGGCTTTAAATATCCACAATGGCAAGCTGAAAAATTAAAAGAGTTAAAGAGATACCAAAGAGAAAATAAGAAAATAATAGGTAGATACACATTAGGCCTTGATGAAGATGTATCAGAACATCTACAAAACGAATTAAGGCAAGGTTCTATAAAAGCTATTAAACAATACAATGAAATAACAGGGGATAATTTAAACCCCTCTAAAATCATGAATAAGAGCTTTTTTAGAACAAATGATAAAAAGGTTGATGCATTAATAAAAGTTGTTAATGATGACTTAAAAACAGCAAATACAAGTGCTTTGAGAATGGCAAACGATCAATATCGTCAAATCATTCATAAAAGTGCTTTTTTTGTTGGTAATGGAGTATTTACTGAAAAACAAGCAGCTGCAATGGCAGTTGATGAAATATCACAAAAGAAACTAACTACTTTAGCAATTGATGAAGCAAGTAAGAATTTCTTGACTGGTGGTTTAAATTGTATTGAATATAGTGATGGTAGAAGAGTAAATATAGCATCCTATAGTCAAATGGCAATAAGAACAGCATCTTTAAGAAGTCAATTGATGGGAGAGGGAGATTTCAGAGCAAGTATAGGAAGAACACTTGTAAAGGTTACTACACATGGTGGTGCATGTCCTTTATGTACTAAATGGCAAGGTAAAGTACTAATAGATGATGTATATAGTGGTGGAACTTCAAAGGATGGTAATTACACATTATTAAGTGATGCTATGAAACAAGGTTTCTTACATCCTAATTGTAGACATGGTCTTACAACATATTATCCTGAACTAGATGAAGATGATGAAGTTATAGAACCAGTAAGTGAAAGAGAAGAAAAATTACAACAAACTTTAAATTACTATAATAGAAATATCAAAAGTTATAATAGATTAGCAGTTGGAAGTCTAGATTCTAATAATAGAAAGACATATGAAACAAGAAAGAAAACATTTCAGTATAAAAAAGATTTCCTTAGAACAGTTCTTAATCAAAAGAATAGACATGTATCTATTAGTCAAAACTTAAGTAGAGTAATAGATAAAGACTTATCAAAAGAAATAATTGCAGATACAAGCTATTATATAAGTAAATATAAAGACCTTATTCCAAATGAAAATAAAGATATTATGTGGATATTAGGGGATTTAACATATACCAAAAATTCAGTAGCATTTGCAAATGATAACTTTCAAATAAATATGCATATTATCAATGATGTTAATAAATTTAAAAATCTAGTACGATTAGCACAAAAACAAGGAAGCTTAGTCAAAACTAATGATCCAGTAAGACAAATAGTAGGACATGAGATAGGCCATAGAGTACAAATTGGACTATATAGAAAAGTAAGTGGGAATATGGATGCAACAAGAGATGAAGCTGAAAACTGGGTTAAAAAGTTTATGAGAGATGTAGTAGATGAATACGAAAAGAGATACCCGAAGAAAACACCATTTATTGATGAAGCATTATCCAAATATGGAGCTAGTGTAGAATATGAAATGTTTTCAGAGGCGTTTGCAGAATACACATCATCTATCAATCCTAGACCATTCGCAAGAACATTTGGTATAATGTTTGAAGAGGTAAGGAGAAATATTAAATGATAGATATACTTGAATCGTTGAAAGAAAACGACAATAAAATTATTGTTGATTATGTAAATGATAATGAACTTTCTTTGTTAAAACGAATAGGTGTCGATGAAAAAGACACACTAATGAATGTACAAGATAAAATACATCATTATTTATGCCAAAAACATCATAAAGGTGCTTTATTTATGATTGATGAAGATAAATATACAAAAGCAGATAAAGAATTATTAAAGATAGATGAAAAGATTGATAAAGATATATTCAAAATAATTATTTAACACTCATAATTGAGTGTTTTTTTATCGTGGGATCTAGTGTGAAAGGGTGGTGCAATTCCACCTCCTACGACCTAATAATGATAATTAAGCATCCATTTAGGGTGCTTTTTTATATGTCCGAAACGTGAAGACTTTAAAAGCATTGGAATAGTCAAACAAGACTTTAAAAAGGAGGATTTACCAATGGAAAAAGGTAATCAAAAACTTATGCCACTAAACATTCAGTTTTTCGCTGATGAGGGTGGAACAACTCCAGTAGTTGCAACTGGAACAACTGCAACACCACAAAATACTAATCAAGGAGCTGCAATTGATTATGACAAAATTCAAGGAATGATTGATAGCAGAAACCAAAGAAATGAAGATAGTATTTTAAAAAGTTATTTTCAAAAACAAGGGTTAAGTGAAGATGAAATGAATCAAGCAATTTCTACTTTCAAAACTCAAAGAGATGAAAATAACAAACAACAAGCAGTAGATAATCAAAATCTACAAAATCAACTAAATGAATCAAATTTGAAATATCAAAAACTTCAAATTGAAAGTGAGGCTTTTAAACAAGCAATTGATTTAGAAGTTGATAACAAAACAATCCCTTATTTAATCAAATTAGCTGATTTTAATGGCTGTTTAGATGATAAAGGGGTAATTGCTCCAGATAAAGTAAAAGAGGCTTTAAACAAGGTTTTAACTGATGTTCCAAGCCTAAAAGCAAGTGATAATACAAGTACTGCTGGAGTAACAGTTGGTGCAGATGCATCAAATGGATCACAACCTAGTGGAAATATGTTTGGATTTAACTTCGCTAGTGTAAGAAAACAATAAAAAAAAGAAAGAGAGATGATTTAAATGGCAGCATTAAACTATGCTACACAATATTTAAAGGAATTAACAATGGCTTTTCCTACAGCACTATATTTTGGTGATATTTGGACAGCTACAAAAGATGTTAAATTTTTAGATAATAACACAGTTAAAATACCTAAATTAACTACAACAGGTAGAACAAATGGAGATAGAGATCATATTGGTACTTTCTCAAGAAATTTTGATAATGATTGGGAAACTAAAACAGTTTCACAACATAGAACTTGGGATACATTAGTACATCCAAGAGATATTGATGAAACAAATAAAGTTGCATCAATTGGTAATATTACAAAAGTATTTAACCAAACACAAAAATTCCCTGAAATGAATGCTTATGCAATTAGTAGACTTTATTCATTAAAGAATGAAAAAGAAGCTATTACTTCATTAGCAAAAGGAACTTTAACATTAGAAAATGTATTAACTTATTTTGATACATTAATGGATAAAATGGATGAAGCAGAAGTTCCAGTTGATGGTAGAAAATTATATGTTGATACATATACAAAAACTATGATTGATACTGCAAAAGAAAGTGCTAGATACTTAAATGCTAGTGATACAGCAGTAAAACGTAATATTTCAAGAATTGATGAAGTAGAAATTATTTCAGTTCCTACTAAATACATGAAATCTGCTTATACATTCTTTACTGGAGCAGAATCATCAGGTAAAAAGAATGGTTATGAAGTTGCAGCAGAAGCTAAAGATGTAAAAATGATGTTAATTCATTTAGATGCAGTAATCCCAGCAATCAATTATGAATTTGCTCAATTAGAAGAACCATCTACATTATCAAAAGGTAAATATGTATACTTCGAAGAATCATTTGAAGATTTATTTATCTATGATGAAAAACACACTGCACTACAATTTGTTGTTGAAAATGCAGCTTAATAGAAAGGAAGTAGTTTATGAAATTTAAATTTGAAACTGGAGAAGTAATTGAATGTTCAGATATGGCTATTGCTAATTTATTAAGAGCTGATAAACGATACAAAGAAGTAAAAGAAGATGCTCCAAAAGGAAAAGGCAAAAAGTCAGAAGAAGTAAAAGAAGATGCTCCAAAAGGAAAAGGCAAAAAGTCAGAAGAAGTAAAAGAAGATGCTCCAAAAGGAGATGATTCTGATGCCAAAGTTCAAGAATAAGAAAACAGGAAAGATTGTAGAAGAACATTTAATGTTCTATGTAGATAAAATGCGATCTAATCGTAACTTTGAAGAAGTAAAAGAAAAAGCACCAAAAGAAAAGGTGCAAGAATCTAAAGAAGTGGCAGTAAATAAACCACTTCAATAGGAGGTGGTCTTATGAGCCAATACGCAACAAGTGAATACTATACAGACACATTTAAAGGTACATTACTACCTCAAAATGATGTAGATAGATATTTGCAAGAAGCAAGTGAAAAGATTGATAGTATAACATTTAATAGAATAGTGGCAAGGGGTTTTGATAACTTAACAAAATTCCAACAAGAAAAGGTACAAAGAGCAGTATGTTATCAAGCAGAATACATTCTAAACAATGGCTATAATGATGAAGATAAAGAAGATATTGCATCATATAGTGTTTTAGATATATCAGTTAATGTGAAAACTGATAGTGAAAAGACACAAGCTGAAAAAGAATGTATGAGTGAGAAAGCATATGATTTAATAAATAAAACTGGTCTAGCGACTAAAGGTTTTAGATATTAATGGCTAGGGATATAAAAGAACTACCTTTTCCTGATTGGCTACTAAATACTGATTATTCCATAGTTTTAAATGAAGAGGGTATTTCAGAAGATGGAGAACCTATTAAAGCAGTTGAAACAAAGGGTAAATGTATATTTAGTGAGAAAGCCAAAAGAATTATAGATAGTGAGGGTAAAGAAATTACTCTAGTTGGAAAGGTTATTGTCAAAGGCGATATAGCACCATCATTAAAAAGTGTTAGTGATGGTGCTATTACTATTAATGGGTGTAGTTATGAGATACATTCAGGTAGTAGGCCAAGAAACCCAAATGGAACAATACATTCTACTCAATTCGAGGTTAAGTAATGAGAGTTACTAGTAGAATAAATCCTAGAGCATTTAGAGAATTAAATGAAATTACTAGGGATTGTTTATTGGAAACAGCAGATGCTTTGCAAAGTGATGTTCAACAAAGTCAAACAATGCCATTTGATACTGGAGAATTACAAAATAGGTCTTTTTCCAGAGATGCTAGTAAATTGAATCAAGGGAAAATAACTATTACAAATGATAAGCCATATGCTAGGAGGCTATATTATCATCCAGAATATAATTTCAAGAGAGATAAAAATAAAAAAGCTGGTGGTATGTGGTTTGATCCTTATATCAATGGTAAAAAGAAAAACTTTGCAAGTAAAACATTTGCTAGAATTATGAAAGGTAAAATGTAATGAAGATAACTTTAAAACAAATAAAAGACCACTTTAAAGACAATTTTAAATGGTCTGATGATATTTCCATTGGGAAGATAGATAATAACAAAGAAAAAGCAATATGCTTCTATAATTCACAAAGAAGTTTAGGTTATCAACCAGTTATGGGTGGTAAGAAACTAAAATCCACTTATACCAAACCTATTACTATTTTATTAAGATATACGAAAAATCAAGATAGTGCTGAAATAAAGGCACAAGAAGTTTTTGAGTTCTTTGAAGAAAGAACTTTTTTTATTGGAAACAAAAGAATATTTACACAAATGTATGGTGAAGAACCTAATAACTTAGGTACTGATGATACTGGTGTATATGAATATTCTATTGAAATAAATTTATATATTGAAAGGTAGGTGGCTTTTAGTGGCTACAGTTACAGTAGGACAATATGCAGTTAGTGAATGTACAATCAAGGTAAAAACTGATGGTTCAACATTTGTACCAATTGCAGATTTAGAAGAGTTCAATATTTCAATTGATAACAATATTGAAACTTGGTATTCAATTTCTGATGGTGGATTCCAAAATGCTTTATTAACAGCAAAAGCAGTAAGTGGTTCATTTAGTGGAAAAAGATGCTTAGGAGATGCAGGAAATGATTATATTGATGGTTTAAGATATAACATTGGTAAAGCAGCAGAAGCAGATTTTGAAGTTGATTTCCCAAATGGAGATAAATTAACTTTAACAGCAGTTGTTGCATTAACAGATTTATTAGGTTCAGCAACAGATGTTGTTCCTCTAAATGGAGATTTAACAGTTAAAGGAAAACCAACATTTACTCCAGCAGCAGGCTAGGATGAAACCAAACGAGGGGTAAGGCTTTAATGCTTTACTCCTTTTTTTTATTAATTAAAACAAGAAAGAGGAGATTTATTTATGAGAATTATTGATACAGGAATTACAAAAGAAATATTAACAGGGGATAATCATCCACAATTAAAAGTGGCAGATAAATTTTATACAGTTGATAATAGACAATCTGTTTGGGATAAAATCCAAGAAGTACAAAAAAATGAAGAATTAACTGATAAAGAAAAAACAAATCAAGTTTATATTTTAGCATTAGGAGAAGAAGCAGCAAAAGAAATTGAAGAGTTAGATTTGCCAGTAGAAAACAATGTTTATTTTTCTTATTGTGTAATGGGTGCAATCACAGGAGAAGATCCTAAGAAACTTCAAGAATTAGCAATGAAACAAATGGGAAAAAACTAGATTCCCAAGATAGCTATTATGACATGGAGTTTGATTGGGATTTAATTGTTTCTAGTTTTGCTCAACAATATGGAATAAGACTTTATGCAGAATATGAAACAATATCATGTCAAGAGTTTAGGCAGTTGTTAGTTGGTTTAAATGGAGATACTGCTTTAGGTTATGTTGTTCAAATCAGAGCAGAAACAGACCAAAAGAAAATCAGAGAAATGACTAATCATGAAAAGAAGATTAGAGCAGAATGGAAAGAATTTAAATCTAAGCAAAATAATCCTCAGAAAATAGTCTTATCTAATGAAGAAATAGGCAAAGTCATGTCAAAACTATTTAGATAGGAGGTGATGATTATGACAAGTGCTGGAGCTATATCAATTGATTTAGTCGTTAATAGTAAGGCCTTTGAAAATAAGGTTAAACAACTAACTAAAGGGGCAGAAAAATCATTTGATAATAGTTTTTCAAAAATAGGTAGTACCATAGCTGCTGCTTTTTCAGTAGCAGCAATAGGAGCATTCACTAAATCAGCAGTAAATGCAGCAACAGAAGTTCAAGCAGCATGGACAGGATTAAATTCTATTGTAGAGGGTACTGGAAATTCATTTGCAGTTGCTCAAAAGTTTATAAATGAATATACAAAAGATGGTCTTGTTTCAGTAGAAGAAACTGCAACAGCATATAAAAACCTACTTTCTAGGGGTTATGATACTACACAAATCGAAAAAACATTAACTGCATTAAAAGATAGTGCAGCATTTGGTAGACAAGCATCTTATGATTTAGGTGAGGCAGTAGTATCTGCTACAGAGGGTTTAAAAAATGAAAACTCAATCTTAGTTGATAATGCTGGTGTTACAAAGAATGTCGCAAAGATGTGGGATGATTATGCAAAAAGCATAGGAACTACTGCAAATAACCTAACACAAGCTCAAAAGATACAAGCAGAATACAATGGAATTATACAAGAAACACGATTCCAAACTGGAGATGCAGCAACATACACAAAAACATTTGGTGGACAAGTACAAGTTCTAAAAGGTAATTTTTCCACAATGCAAGCTGCAATAGGTAAAGTAGTTGCACCAATAGCAGGATTATTTATTCCTTATATCAATGCAGCAATTAGTGCAGTAACAGCATTTGCAGTTAAAATGCAACAATTATTAAAGGTGTTTGGATTAGAAATGCCTGATGTAGTAACCAAAGCAAGTTCAACTATAGGAAATGTAGGTGGAGCAGCAACAAAAGCAGCCCAAGAAGTAGCGAGTACTGGAACAGCAGCAAAGAAAGCAGCAAAAGAAATGAAAAGAGCATTTGGTGGAATGGATGAAATCAATGTTCTAAATCCAAATAAGGGTGCAGATACAGGTGGAACTGGTGGAGGTTCTGGTATAGGTGGAAGTACAGATACAGGACTAGGAGCAGTAGCAACACCAACAACTGATCCAGTTAGTTCAGCAATAAGTGCAACAGCAGAAAAAATAAAAGCTTTTGTTGAACCACTAAAAAATATAAATTTTGATAATTTAATAAAAATGTTTAATTTATTAAAAGAAAGTGTAATAGGCTTAGGAGGAACAATTTGGCAAGGTTTAGAATGGGCATATTTTAATTTATTAGTTCCATTAGCAAAATGGACAATAGAAGATGCTTTACCTGCTTTTTTCTATGCTTTAAGTGGTGCATTAGATGCAGCCAATGGAATATTAAAAGAAATATATCCAATGTTGGATTGGTTATGGAACAATTTCTTACAACCAATAGCAAGTTGGACAGGTGGTGTAATTGTAGATGCATTATATTCACTTGGTGATGCTTTAAAATGGGTAGGAAATAATGCAGATATTGTTGTGTCTGCAATGTCAGGAATTGCTGCTGGATGGTTAACTTTTAAAGGGTTAGGCATTTTAGGAAGTATTGTTCAATTTGTTAAATATGCTGGAAGTCTAGCCGGAGTTACTGGTGTTGTTAAATCAGTAGGTGCAGCATTGGCTCAACTATGGACTTATTTCAAAGGTAGTGCAGCAGTAAAAGGTGTAACAACAGCATTTGCAGCTTTAAAAGGAGCATTAGTAGCAGTTGCTGGAGCATTAGGAATTTCAGTAGGATGGGTAGTTGCTATAATAGCAGCAATTGCAGCATTAGTTACAGGAATTGTTCTGTTAATAAAGAATTGGGATAAAGTAAAAGAAGTAGCATTAAATGTATGGGGAGAAATCAAAGAAATTTGGGGCAAAGTTGCTAATTGGTTTAATGAAACAGTTATTGTTCCAATTAAAAATTTCTTTAGTCCTTTAACAAATTGGTTTAGTCAATTATTTACAAGTATATGGAAATCAATTAAAAGTGCATTTGAAGTTATAAGTGGATTAGCACAAGGTTGTTGGGTACTTATAACTCATGTTTGGGGCATAGCTACAACATGGTTTAAAAGCACAGTAATAGCACCAATTCAAAATGTTTTCAGTAGCATGTGGAATGGTGTAAAAAGTGCAGCATCAAGTGCATGGACAGGTATTAAAACTGTATTTTCACCAGTTGTTAGTTGGTTTAAAGATAAGTTTTCAGCAGCATGGACAGCAGTTAAAAACGTATTTTCAACAGGTGGAAAAATATTTGATGGTATAAAAGATGGTATTTCTAATGTATTTAGAACAGTAGTTAATGGAATCATAAGTGGTATTAATAGAGTAATAGCAGTACCATTTAATTCAATTAATAGGTTACTTAATAATATTAGAAATGTATCAGTTGCTGGAATAGAACCATTTAAGTCATATATTAAATATAATGCTTTATCAGTACCACAAATACCAAAATTAGCACAAGGTGGATGGCTACCAGCTAATAATCCACAACTTGCAATTGTTGGTGATAACAAAAGAGAAGCAGAAATTGTTGCACCAGAAAGTAAGATTTATGATCAAGTTGCAAAAGCAATAAAAGATAGTAATGGAGTTGGAAAACAACAAATAGAAATAACAATCTATCATAAATATGAAGATGGTAGAACAATCATTCAAAAGGTTAACCAAGCACAAATTGATGCAGGTGAAGTCCTTTTATTAACTTAGGAGGTGCATGATGAATAAATATGAAATACAAGTAGATGGAACAACTTATGTGGTAGATGACATCTCTTATGAATATGCACAACTAGATGGTGAAAGTGCTGGAAGAAGTGAAGATGGAACAATGTATCGAGATGTCATTGGATTAACTAACAAAGTATCATGTGATTTTTTAGATAAAGATAAATGGAGAGGAACAACCCTATCGAATTTACTTAAATTAGTAAAGAAGAAGAGTTGTTCTTTTAATTATTTTGATGTTATGGAAAATAAAAGAGTAACAAAAAATATGTATGTGGTATCAGATCCAGTAAAAGTAACATTATTAAATGATGAATATATTTTGAAAGATAACTTTCAAATTAGATTTATTCAAATGAATGTTGATGATATTTAGGAGGTAAAGAGAATGCAAAGTGTTAGTAGTGCATACAAAGATGTCGTAAGTAGTACTAGTGCTTTATCTCCTAAATTTAAAATAATTATCGATGATGTGGAATATTTGGGGGATGTAATAAAAACATCTCCTAAAATAACACATTCTAATCCATCATTTTTAGGTGGTTTTTCAGCCAAAACAATATCATTTGATATATTTGACTTGGAGAACAACTTAAGCCTAGAAAATAAAGAAATAACAATCTATAAAGGCATTGTTGTTAATGGTTCTATTGAGTGGGTTAAACAAGGTGTATTTATACCAAGAGCAAAAGATATAACTCATAATATAAGTACAAAAGTAATTACAATTACAAATACCCAAGATAAAACACAACTATTTGATAGCAAATATGAAAGTTCTTTAGATTGGTCTGTTAATCATACTGGACTAGAGATAGTACAGGAAATATGCACTAAGTTAAATGTTAATTTAGAAACAACTAACTTTGGATGGTCTAATTACTCATTTAAGCAGCCTAATTTTAGCGAAACAACTACTAATAGAGAAGTTGTAAGCAGAATAGCAGAAATAGGTGGAGAAGTGGCTCTAATGAGTTGTGAGGGTGGTCTTCAAATAAAAGAACAACAAGCAACTGGAGATGTTATTCAAAGACATAGATATGAAAAATTGTCAAAAGAAAAGCCTTTTGTAGTTAATACACTTGTATTAGGTAAAAAAGGAATAGATGATGATGTTGTTTATCCTGAATTAATATCTACAGATAGAATTGAATTTAGGATAGAAGATAATCCATTTGTAGACTTGTATAGACAAGATATGATTGAGGAAATTGCTCAACACATATTAGGTAAGTCATATACACCATTTAAATTAGATGGGTTTGTAGATAGTTTTATTTATGAATTAAATGATGTGATTGAAATTATAGATAAAAATGGAGAAACATTTAATGCTGTTATATTGGATTACTCAAATCAATCAAGAATTAAATCTAATCTAAAAGCAGATACACAAGATAAAAAAACAACCAACTACAATTTAGTTGGAAGTAAAACAAATGCTATAGGTCAAGTTAAGTTAGAAGTAGATCATATTAATGATACTATTACATCTCTAACAAGTAGAGTAGAAGATTTGACTGACTATTTAAAATCAGCTAATGGAACAGGAACACTAATATTAGGTGAAACAATAGTATCAGATGGTGCTATTGGTAAATTAGTTATTAGTGGTTTTAATGAAATAGGATTATATCCTAGTATGGTTTATCCTAATTCAAAATTATATCCTAGTAAATTAACAACATATTGTATAGTTCAATCTAATGAAGATGGTTCACTAGTAAAAGAAACTTATATTGATTTAGAAATGATATTAGGTAAAACTGATGAATTAATTATTGAGAATAGCAAGGTGTATGTTAAAAGTGGAAATAAAATAACTGATACAGGATTAACTGCTTTAATAAGAACATATGATAACATAACTAAAATAAGTGTTAAATACTTTCCGAATGTATCATTTGCTTGTGATTATATTATGAAAAATGAATTAACAAAATCATTTGCAACACAAGCAGAAGTATCATCACAATTTCTAATAACACAAGAAAATGTAAATTCAAAGGTTACTAAAGCAGAAGTAATAAGTGAGATAAATCAAAGTGCTGATGAAGTAAAAATCAAAGCTAATAAAATAAGTTTAGAGGGAATAGTTACTGCTAATGAAAACTTTAAGATTTTAGAAGATGGAAGTATAGAATCAAAGAATGGATCATTTAGTGGGAATATCTATTTACAAGATGGAAATAAAGTTATTGGTGGAGATGGGATATTAACTAATCTTCAATTTAGTTCAGTAGGCAATTATGAGGGATATGGATTGTTAGGGTTTAATTATAATTCCTTTGATGATTCATATGTTTATGCAGATGTAAGTATAGATGTTGATGTTCCTAGTAATTTCACTATTGAACAAGCATATTTAACTTTATACCATACACAAGTTACATGGAGTTATTATAATAATTCTATGAATGAAAACATGGATATTCAAGGTTATGCTAGAAATCTAAAATTATACGAATCAGGAAATAATCAAAATTATAGTTTCTATATGACTTATGGTGGAGATTATGCAATAGATTTAAGTAGTGGTTTTTTAACTGATATAACTAATGCATTTGGAGTTTCATCATATACACCAAGCAGTGATTATGGAATTGATGTTAAGAAAACCATTGACATTAAGAATTATTTAAAAACTGGAGAAACTCATAAAATAGTAGTTAGAACTATTGATGATATTCCAACAAGTGAAAGTGTGGCATGTTCTAAAACTGGAATGGCTAGAGCAGTAATAAATGTAATTGGTTATATGTCGATGTAACGATGTGTGTTGTATGTAGTATCAAAGGAGAAAAAATGGACAAAATAACATTTAAAGATTATCCAGATACAACAACACCATTGAGTGCAAACAACTTAAATAAAATTCAAGATAATATAGAAACAGCAATATTAAAAAATACAACAAGAATTACAAACTTAGATAATAATGTTGAAACAATTGAAAATAATATATCAACTATAAATGGCGATGTAACAAATGTTAGAGCGGATGCTACTGATTTAAAGAATAGAGTTTCACTTATTGAAAATTACAAAGGAATTGCAACATATGTAGATGGGTACATAGATGCCAATACAACAACAGAACCATATATATTGACACAAATAGGAACTCCTAATCAGAGTTTTTATTTTGTTATAACATTGTTCTTTAGTGTTAGAACACCTACAGCTAGTAGAACACAAGTGGCGATACCGTATAACTTTGATGCTGTATCAATGAAGAATACAGTTTATATAAGATATTACTTTGCTGATGCTTGGACAACATGGCGATTAATAAATAGTTAAAAAATAAAAGGAGTGTGATGTAAGAATTGAATGCAGTAAGTAGTGATTATAAAAATTTAATAGATGCAAGTTTATCTTTAACACCTAGATTTAAGGTTGTTATAGATAATACTGAGTATTTAAGTAATGTAATTAAATCTTATCCTAAAATTTCACATTCGAATACAAAGTTTATTGGTGGATTTCCAACTAAAACTTTAAATATGGAAATATATGATTTAGAAAATAATTTAGATTTAGAGAATAAAGAAATAGTAGTTTATAAAGGTCTTGTTATTAATGGTTCAATAGAATATGTTAAGCAAGGTGTGTTTATAGCAAAGGCTGATAAAATAACAACCAATATAAGTACTAAATCAATTAGTTTGTCAAATGTTCAAGATAAAACACAATTGTTAGATGATAAGTATGAAAGTTCATTAGATTGGTCTACTAATCATACAGGATTGGAAATAGTTCAAGAAATATGTACAAGAAAAGGTATCACTTTAGCAAGTGATGCTTTTAATTTTGCCAATTATTCATTTAAACAACCAAACTTTCCAGAATCTACAACAAATAGAGAAGTAATATCAAGGATTGCTGAAATAGGTGGAGAAATAGCTATATTCAATTGTGATGGAGAATTAGCTATAAAAAGTCAATATATAACTGGAGATACTATTCAAAGAAATAGATATGAAAAGTTATCAAAGGAAAATGAGTTTATAGTCAACACTGTAGTTTTAGGTAAAGATGGAATAGATGATGACATTGTATATCCTGAATCAATAGAAACTGAACGTGTTGAATTTAAAATACTTGATAACCCATTTGTAGACCTTTATAGAGAAGAAATGATTGAAGAGGTTGCTAAATATATCGTAGGAATGTCATACACTCCATATAAAGCAGAAAATATGGTGGATGGTTTCATATATGAATTAAATGATGTAGTGGCTATAACAGATAAAAATGGGAATACATTTAATGCTGTTATCTTGGATATATCTAATAATTCAAGGATTAAATCAATTATAAAAGCAGATGTAAATGATGATTCTAAAACTAACTATAATTTGGCTGGTAGTAATAAACAGACACTAAATAAAGTCGCTTTGCAAGTGGATCATATTAACAACCAAATAGAAAGTGTTGTTAGTTCAACAGAAACAATGCAACAAGAAGTAGCAGATGTAACAAGTGAAATGTCTAATTTAGATACACAAGTTCAAAGTGCAACTGAAACATTGCAAACATTATCAACTACAGTAACACAAAACAACACATCAATTACTACCAAAATTGAAGAAACAAATAAAAGGTTAGATGATGGAGTAGAAACAGTAAAAAATAGTTTAGTTACTATTGATATAAATGGTATATCTGTATCTGCTAATGTATCAAAAATATCAACATTAATTACTAATAATACCTTTGCTATTAAAACTGGTGAAACAAAACTTGCTTACTTTGGTTATGATGAGGAACTTGGTAAATCGATTTCTGAAATGGATAATTTAACAGTTACAAATTATTTTACTAGTGGTTATCACAGAACAGAAAAGTTTGAACCAGATGGAGAAAAGAGAACAGGGACTTTCTATGTTGGGGGTGATGAATAGTGGCAATTACATTAACTAAAAGTTATCAAAAAATATCAACTATTGCTTTAACATATGGTGAAATTAGAACTTATGCTAAATATACAAATCAAGATAAAACTACAAATAAAACAACTTATTATATAAAGAGTACATACTATATCCCAACACAAAATAATGTAGCATTTAGTAGTGCTAGTGCTGCATTGGATGGTACAGCAAAAAGTTATGGATATACAACTATGTATAAAGGTGAAACTACTATTCAAGAACTTTCAAGAACAATTACACATAATGCTGATGGTAGTTCACCAACAAAGAAAATTGCTACTTCATGGAGTGCATCATTTGGTGGTGGTGGAAATACTTCTGCTGATATTAAAATGCCAAAAATTCAAAGATTAGCAACAATAACAAATGCTAGTGATTTTACAGATGAAGAAAATCCATATATAGAATTTACTAATCCAGCAAGTTTTAAAGTAGAACCATACATCAATTTTTATGATAATAATAATAAATTAATGTTGAGTATAAAAAGAACATCTAGTTTATATACAAGTCCTTATAATTGGGAATTTACAGATGAAGAAAGAAACACTATAAGAAACACATTAAATAGCCAAAAAAGTTATAGGGTTAATTTAGGTGTAAATACATATAGTGGAACAACAAATATTGGTTATAGTTCTCATGCAAAAACATTTTCTTTTGTAAATGCAGAGCCAACATTCACAAGTTCATTAGAAGAAACAGATACAAATGTAATTAGTGTACTAGGATCAAGTGTAAGTAAAATAATTAAAAATGCATCTGATATAAAAGCAACAATTGTTCCAACTGCATTAAAAGGTGCAACAATAAAATCAGTAGAAATAATACATGGAAATTCTGATGTTGTTTTAACTGCTAGTCCTTATGAACTAGTGTTAACAGCTATAACAGATACATTTAAAATCATTGTAACTGATAGTAGAGGTTATGTAGTTGATGAAACAATAACAAAAGAATTAATAGATTATATACCAATTGAAATATCACAATATTCATTTAAAAGAGTAAATCCAACAAGTTCAAACTTATATTTAAATGCAAGTATCAAATATAAACAACAAACATTTGATACTACTGAAAATGCACCAACATTACAATGGAAATTAGGCAGTGATGGAACTTTAAAAGGAATTTCAGATGAAGATTATTCGATAGATACAACTAACAATGAAATTACTATATCTAATTTGTTGTTAGAAAATATAATTCCATATACACAACAAGGAAAATTATATTTAATAGTTAATGACTTATTAACAAGTGATACAGAAAATCAACTTGTTTTAGTTGGTATTCCAGTATTCGATTATGGTGAACATGATTTTCAAGTAAATGGAGATTTATTTATAGCAGATAGAAATAGACAAAATGCCAAAAGCATATTAGATTTTGTACATCCTATTGGAAGTTACTATGAAACTGATGATTTAGAATTTAATCCAAATGTTTATTGGGGTGGAGAATGGGAACTAGAAGAAGATGGAACTGTATTAGTTTCCAAAAGCAATGATTCAAATAGTAAATTTAATGTTGATTTAGGAACTATTGTAGGTTCAGAAACACATACATTAACCATAGCAGAAATGCCTAAGCATAGACACGTTATACCTTATTCAGCAAATACTAATGCAGGTTATAAGTCAGTTATCAGAAGTAACGGTACAGAAGCAGAAGGTTTTTCTCCATATCAAGGGCAAGACCAACCACATAATAACGTACAACCATCAAAAGTTGTTAATAGATGGCACAGAATAGCATAAAAACAAAGAAAGGAATAAAAAAATGAGTGAAGGAATTTTAATTGCAATAATAACAGGTAGTTTTATGGTGGTTAGTAATTTGATAACTAATTTGTTTGGCTCTAAAAAAACAACAAGTGAAATAAGACAAGATTTATCAACGTATCAAGCAGTAACAAACGAAAAAATATCAGAACTCACAAGAGAAGTAAGAGAACATAATGATTTTGCCAAAAGAATGCCAGTTGTTGAAAAAGGAATAGAAAATTTAGAAGAAAAAGTGAATTATTTTCACAAAGTTTAAGGAGATGAAATTATGGATTTAGCAATGTTAACTGAATATCTAGTGTTAGTAGTATTAGGAATATGTTTATGTGTGGGATATGTAATAAAAACAAGTATTACAGTTATTCCAAATAAATATATTCCTTTAATTATGCTTATTTTAGGTACAGCAATAAATGTATTAATCAACCTTAACAATATAACAGCAGAAGTTGTATTAGCAGGTATGATTAGTGGATTAGCATCAACAGGATTACATGAAGCATTTAGAAATATAATTGAAAAGAAAGGAGAATAAGTAATATGAAAAAGAATCAAAAATCAGTTAGAAATGGAATTGAGGATTTCTTATGTCCATTCACTGATATGTATATTACACAAGGAAGTGGTGGTGATTTTAGTCATAAAGGAACAATGGCTAATGATATTAGAGGTTCTCAAAGTGGTGTAAAATATCCTTATTATGCACCTTGTACTTGTAGATGTATCAGGATTTATCCTGAAAGTGGTCAGTCAATGTGGCAATCAATAGAAAAGGTTAGATTTGCCAATGGTAGAGTTGATTATGCAACTTTTATGATTGCACACGATGATTCTTTTGATGCTAGAGTTGGTCAATTAATAAAACAAGGTGAACAACTTGGAAATATGGGTACAAAGGGAAAATCTACAGGTGTTCATTGTCATATACAAATATCTCAAAGTAAAACTACTTCATGGACTAAAAATAAATATGGTGTTTATTGTTTCCCTAATGAATATGATACAGATGCTTGTTATTTTGTAGATAATACAAATATATTAAATGGTATGGGTGGTAATTGGAAAAAAACATCAGATGTTAAAGTTGCTACTGCGAATAATACAAAAGCAGATCAAATATTATACAAAGGTTCTAAAGTAAAGTTTCAAGGTATATTCAAAGTTGATATAGTAAATGTTAAGTTGAATTGTTTTGGTAATTCATCATTAACAGGATGCTCATTAAATGATTATAAAAAGAATAAAGTGAAATCACATCATTGGATACCAAGTACACCTTTTATTGAAGTAGATAAAAATGGCAATAAGACAAAAGACCAAGTTTTACAAGGTGGAAAAAGTTATGTTAAAAACGATAATGTTTATACAATAAAAGATATAGACATTCCAACTAATTCAGCAAAATTAAACATCAATGGTAGAGATGTTTGGGTATTTAGTAAATATCTATATGAAGTATCTAATAATTAAATAAAGGCTAGGACAATAAAAGTTCTAGTCTTTTTTATATTGTTAAAAAAACAACAAGGAGTGTACATTATGAACAACATGGAATTTACAATAAAAGCAAAAGAGATTTATAGTAAATATGATACTACTTATTCTTGGGGTTCTTTCATGAATAAGAGTAAGAATGGTAAACTATGTACTGATTGTAGTGGATTTATTAAAGGTATTTTATGGGGGTATCCTACTAATGGAAAATATAAATCAAATGGAGTTCCAGATATTAATGCAGATGCAATGATAAAAAAATGTTCCAATGTGTCAAATAACTTTAATAATATTGAAGTTGGTGAAGTAGTATGGATTAAAGGCCATATTGGAATTTATATTGGAAATGGTGAAGTATTAGAGGCCACTTCTAAATGGTCTTCTAAACTGCAAAAAACAACCTTATTAAACCAAAAAGCAATCAAAGGTCTAAATGGTCGACTTTGGTCTAAACATGGTAAATTGTCTTATTTAGATTATAAAAAAGACCATTTTAAAGTATATGTAGTTCAAAAAGGAGA